CTTGGGGTGGCGATGGTGCAGAGCCTGGACAGGCTGCGGACGGTGGAAGCGGAGCTGATGACCATGCGAAGCAGTTATCAGACCCTGGCAGAGGATTTTGAAGGGGTAAAAGTGCAGAGTGTATTTGCCGTGCAGCAGGCAGACACAGCGGAAAAGAATATAGAAACAACGAAGAAATATATTGTGGAAGGCGGCGATAGTTTAGGATATATCAGCAGAAAATTTTATGGAGATCATGATGGTATTGTGAAAATTATGGCGGCCAACGGGCTGGAGGATGCAGACAGGATCTATGAAGGGCAGGTGTTATGGATCCCTGCGGAATAAAAGAGCAGGACTTCTCTGAGGGGAAGTCCTTTTTTATTTGGGATTGACAGAGAGAGAAGGCAAATGATAGAACAATAGAAATAAGATGAGAATGTGTGTTCTTATATAGTGGAAATATATGTTCTTTGTGTGAGGCGGGAGGAGAAAGGAGAACGGATGGAAAAAGAAGAACTGAAGCAGCGGCTGAGGGACTGGGGGACAGCAATGGCGCGATTCGACCGAAAGGAAGAAGAAATCAGAAAACTGCAGGAGATCCATGAAATACAGAAACGGATACAGGAGAGATATCCTACGGAGAAAATTGAGAAGGAGTTTCTGCTGCTGGAGAAGGAATACCGAGAAGATGTGGGTCGGCTGCGGATCGAGATGGTGGAGATATTGCGGGAGAAGGCCAGGATCGATGAATGGATACAGGAACTGACCGATGATGAGGCGCAGTTCGTGAAACTGCGGTTTGAGAAAGGATATGGATTTGACTATATCAGCGGAAAGATGCATCTGAGTCGGGCAACAGTGTTTCGGCTGCAGGACAGGGTTTTGCAGAAGATGGAAAAAGAGAGATGCTTTGAGAGTGTGTCGATACGCTGTGAGAGGCGGAAAGGGGTATAGTCTGAATGCAGCGGAGAAAGGAGGCGATGCGAATGTGGCAGAGAGAAAACTGACAGAAAGACAGAGGATGTTCTGCAGGCTGTGTGCGGAAGGGATAAAACCCATTGCGGCGGCGAAGGAATGCGGTTATCGGAATGTGTACAGAAGCACGGGGGATATGCTGCGGAATGAAAAGATCCGACAGGAGATCGCAAGACTGAAAGAAATGGATACGGCAGCGCAGCGAACGGAAGAGGACACTCCTGCGGAAAAGGAAGAAATCCTGAGTTTTCTGACGGAAGTGATGCGGGACAACGAAGAGGCCGATTTGAAAACAAGGATGAAGGCGGCAGAGCTTCTGGGAAAACGGGAAAGTCTTTTTGAGAAGGGGAAAGGGAACGATGAAAGATGCCGCGTGGTCATCGTGGATGACATTCCATGAGGCGGCAGGAGATCCGTCTGTCGAGTTGTATCGGCGAAGGATTTTACGGGCTGCACAGGGACATTCGCCGAGGGGAACACAGCCATTACTGGCTGAAGGGTGGACGCGGCAGCGGAAAGTCTTCCTTTATTTCGCTGGAGATCCTTCTGGGGATCATTGATGATGAAAATGCCAACGGGGTCATCATACGGAAGGTGGCGGCAAACCTGAAGGACAGCGTGTTTGAACAGATGAACTGGGCCATTCGGACTTTGGGTGTGGAGGACGAATGGGAAAAGAAAATGAGCCCTCCGGAACTGGTGCGGAAGGGAACGGGACAGCGGATCCTGTTTCGGGGATGCGATGACCCCAGGAAACTGAAGTCGGTCAAGTTTCAGAAAGGGTATCCGAAGTTTATCTGGTATGAAGAGGCGGATGAATTCAGCGGCATGGCGGAGATTCGGAGCATGAACCAGAGCCTGATGCGGGGCGGCGAAGAATTTCGGGTGTTTTACAGCTATAATCCGCCGAAATTTATGAGAAGCTGGGTCAATCAGGAAACGGCGGAGGAAAGAAGTGACCGTTTGGTACACCACAGCACTTACCTGACGATGCCGAAAAAATGGCTGGGCAGGCAGTTTCTGGCGGAGGCGGAGTATATTCGGAAACGGCATCCCGAGGTGTATCGCCATGAATATCTGGGGGAAGTGACCGGAGGCGGCGGAGAAGTGTTCCGCAACCTGACCCTGCGGGAGATCAGCGAAGAGGAGATCAGAACCTTTGACCGCATCAGCCGCGGACTGGACTGGGGATATGCCGTGGATCCGCTGCATTACACGGTAAACCACTACGACAGGACAAGACGGCGGCTGTATATTTTCAGAGAACTGCGGGCCCAGGGGATGAGCAACCGCAGACTGGCGGAGGAGATCATGCGGGAGAACCCAAACCGACGGGAGGTCATCTGTGACAGCGCAGAGCCGAAATCCATTGCGGAGATGCGTGGGTACGGCATTGCGGCGGTGGGAGCGAAGAAAGGGCCTGACAGCGTCTATTACGGCATCAAATGGCTGCAGGATCTGGAGGAGATCATCATAGACCCGAAACGATGTCCGGAAACGGCAAGAGAGTTTGGGGGATATACATATGAAGAGGACGGCAGAGGCGGCTGGAAGGCGGTTTTTCCTGACAGAGAGAACCATGCCATTGATGCGGTAAGGTATAGCAGAGAAGATGATATGCGGCAGATCAGGGTCAGATGAAAGAAAGGAGAAGGGGATTTTGTTTATCACAGAAATGGAACTTTTGAAGGCCAGGCTGGCAGCGGGAAAACGCTTGAATGACAGCCATATCCTGAAAGAGATCTTGCTGGAGGACAGCAGCAGTGAACGAAAAAGAAAAATGGAGGAAGGCGAAAGATACTTCCGCGGGGAGCACGATATTCTGCAGAAGGATTTCCGCAGAAGTCCTGTTTCGGAGACGGGACAGGATGGGGAGGAAAGAATGCAGGTATTTTTCAATCCCAACCGTAGCAACCACCATTGTGTGAACCCGTTCCATCATACGCTGGTAACGCAGAAAACGGCGTATCTGGTGGGGAGGGAGCCTACGATCACGGTAAAAGGCGGCAATATGGAGTTTGAGAAGATGCTGGCAGAAGCGTCGGATGAGCAGTTTAACGGGACGCTGCAGAGATGGATCATTGGGGCGGCAAACAAAGGGGTGGAATATCTCCATGTGTATTATGACGAAGAAGGGGAGTTCCGTTACTGTATCGTGCCTGCGGAAGAGATCATTGCGGTCTATGACGAGGTGTATCAGCAGGACCTGAAGGAGGTCATTCGGTATTACGATATCAAGGTGCTGGATGGCGGCAGAGAGAAAACCAGACGGCGTGTGGAATGGTGGACGGCAGACAATGTGACCCGTTATACAGAGGACAGCAACGGAGAATTTCTGCAGGAGGACACAGGCGGCCACTGGGCTGTGACAGAGATGTTTGACGGAGAGGAAAAGGAAACTCTGCATCATGGCTGGGGGAGAGTGCCTTTCATCCCCCTCAGAAACAACGAGAGGGAGATGACCGACCTGCAGCCTGTGAAGGGGCTGATCGATGCCTATGACTATATCAGCAGCGAAGGGACGAACACTCTGCTGGATATGGTGGATCTGTACTGGGTAATTCAGGGATACGGCGGCGAAACAGCCGGTGCGGTGGCAAGGAAACTGCAGGTAAACAAAGCGGTACAGATCAGCGACAGTAGCGGCAGCGTGGAAGCAAAACAGGTGGAACTGCCTGTGGAGGGGCGACTGGACTGGATGAAAATGCTGAGAAAGGATATTTTCCATTTTGGCATGGGCGTAGACACGGACAGCGACGACTGGGGCAGATCTGCCAGCGGCGTGGCATTGAAATTTCAGTACGCCATGTTTTATCTGAAGATCAATGGGATCATTCCGGAAATCAGAAGATGTGTAAAGGAATTTTTCCGTTTTGTGGTGGAGGATCGAAACAGAGAAAGCGGTACGGACTGGAACTGGAAGGACATCATCGTTACGCTGAATACCAACAGCATTACAGATGATATGGAAACCATGCAGATCATTCAGGCAAGCAAAGGCATTGTCAGTGAAAAGACACTGCTGGGCAGACATCCTTTTGTGGAGGATGTAAACAGCGAGATGGAACAGCTGGAAAGAGAGAGAAAGGGGAAAGAAGAATGACGGAAAAGGAACTGAGAGAGATGGGCGTGGAGGATGCCTATGTGAGAAAAGCCGTCCTGGAGGCGATGAAAAAGGAAAATGAAAGCAGCGGAGAACTGCAGAAGGCATATGAAGAGGCTGTGGCGGAAGTGGCTGCAGTGAAGAAACAGGCGGCTGTGGAAAAAGCCATTCTGGAAAAGGGCGGCAGAAATGTGAAGGCCATTCTGGCTCTGATCGACATGGACGAAGTGACTTTTGACGAGAAAAAAGGCCTGCAGGGGATGGATCTGGAGGAGATCAAAGAGGAGGCTCCTTATCTGTTCCATGAAAGAGAAGAAAAGAAAAAAGGCACGGGTATCACAAAAAGCGGCAGTAAGAAAAAAGAAGATGACATCAGAGCGGCCTTCTGGGGGCTGAAATAAGAGGAGGATGAAAAAATGAATACAATGCAGTATGCTTCTGTTTTTATGACAGAACTGGATAAACAGCTGGTGGAAAAATCTACAACAGGCTGGATGGAAGAAAATGCGACGCAGGTGCAGTATAACGGCGGTGCGGAAGTGAAGATCCCCAAAATGACCATGAGCGGTCTGGGGGATTATGACAGAAACAGCGGCTTTGCCCAGGGGGCTGTGGCAGTAACTTACGAAACAAGAACACTGACCCAGGACAGAGGCAGAACCTTCCAGCTGGATGCTATGGATGTGGATGAAACAAATTTTGCGGCAACGGCAGGCAGTGTGATGCGGGAATTTCAGAGCACAAAGGTAATTCCTGAAATCGATGCTTACAGATACAGCAAGATCTATGAACTGGCGGAAGCGGCAGGCAAGACAGTGACATATCAGGTGTCGGCGGAAACGATTTTTGAAAAACTGATGAATGACATCACAGAGGTAAGAGATGCGGCCGGGGAATGTGAAGAGATCATCATCTGCATGAGTGCGAAGGCGGCAGGGATGCTGGATCTGGCGAAGGGCGGCACAAATGTGCTGCAGAGCGGTTATTTTGCACAGGGTAAGGCGGAGATCAAGGTGAAGGAAATTGACGGCTGCCCTATCATCCGTGTGCCTTCTGCGAGATTTAAGACAGCATATAACTTTATGGATGGCGCGGACAACACAGAAGGAGGCTTTGCGGCGGCAGAGGATGCAAAGGATATCAACTGGATCGTGATGGTTAAAAAAGCGCCTGTGGCCATTTCCAAAACAGATGTGACAAGAATTTTTGACCCTATGACAAACCAGAATGCCAATGCGTGGAAGATCGATTACAGAAAATATCATGACCTGTGGATCATGGACAACGGCATGGACGGTGTAATGGTCAGCGTAGGCGCATAAGGAAAGGCGGCGGAAGGATGAAGGAGAAGATCCTGCTGAAACTGCAGGAACTGCGGGAAAGCGAAAGGGATAGCCTTGCCGCCATGGAATTTGCGGCGGAACGCAGTCTGGAGATGATCAGGGCTTACTGCAGTATCAAAGAAGTGCCTGAAGCACTGCTGGGGGTGGCTGTTACGATGGCGGGGAAGATGCTGGACAGCGGCACGGCAGAGGCATCCCGGCAGGCGAAAAGCATCCGGGAAGGAGATGTTTCCGTGACCTTTGCGGAAGGCACAGACAGTGAGGCAGAGCTGCTTGGATGTTTTCGGGCGGAACTGGACAGATACAGACGGATGGACTGGTAAAGGAGGCACGGCATGAAACAGGAATTTGCAAAGGCGAAAAAGGCCGTGGAAAAACTCTTCTGGGATACCTGTTATGTGGAAATTTTTACGGAAGAAAAGACGGACTGGGGCGAAACGCTGCAGGAAAAGGGGGAAGGCGACTCCTTCCCCTGCCGCCTGACTGAAAAGACGGCAGTCTGTGGAGAAAACGGACTTCTGGCGCAGATCGAAAAGGCGGTCATGCTGATCTATCCTGCGGAGAAGGAGATCCCGGCAGGGAGTGCGGTTCGGGTACGGAAGGAAAACGGAGAAGAACGGCAGTATGTTGCGGCAGGCGAAAGTCAGGTGTTTCTGACCCATAAGGCGGTAGGGCTGAGAAGGAGAGATGCGGCATGACAGAGGAGATCAGAAAGGCGGTCATTCGGGCGGTTTCGGAAAAAACAGGGCTGCCTGTATATGGGCAGATGGTGCCGCAGGGTGCGAAGATCCCCTGTTTTACGGTGGAGATGACAGGCGTAGAACAGAAGCGGCTGCTGGGTATGCGGGCGTTACGAAAGGCAACTTTCGAGGTGCGGTATTTCTGTGGCGAGGAAAAAATGATGGCGGCAGAAAGTGCTGCGGCAGCGGATGAACTGTATGAGGCACTGCTGATCATCGGGGAAGATGAGAAATTTGCCGCCAGCGGCATGAAGCATGAAAAGACAGCGGATGGCGTGAAGTTCACGGTGGAATATGAATATCAAATCATTTTCACGGAAGATGAGGCGGAACCGATGGGACGGCTGGAATATAACGGAAAGGAAGCGGTCGGCTATGAAGAGATTCAGCAGGGAACAGCTGAGTAAGCAAGACTTTTGGATATTCCCGTGATCTTGTAAAGGCGGTGCTGGAGAACAGGGAATATACGAAGGAAGAGGCGGAAAAAGAGATTCAGGCATATCTGAAAGAAAGAAGGGGGAATTGAGATGGCATTAGGCGGCGGTACATATCTGGTGCAGAACAAGGTGTTGCCCGGAGCATATATCAACTTTGTTTCCAGACCAAGAGCCATGGGCAGTCTGGGCGAAAGAGGCGTGGTTTGCGTCGGGATGGAACTGGACTGGGGCAGAGAAGGCATGATGACGGTGGAAGCAGCAGATTTTAGAACAGACAGCAGAAAACTGTTTGGGTATGACTATCTGCATGAGAAAATGAAGGACATGAGAGAAGTGTTCCTGCATGGGAAGAAGGTGCTGGTTTACAGACTGAACGGCGGCGAAAAAGCGGCGGCATCTGTGGGCAGCATGACGGTAACAGCGAAATATGCCGGCGAAAGAGGGAACGATATCTGTATTGCTGTGGTGGAAAATGTGGATGAGGAAGGTTATTTTGATGTGGAAACCTACCTGGACACAGAACTGGTGGACAGCCAGACGGCGGCAAATGCAGAAGAACTGGCGGACAATGACTATGTGACCTTCAGCGGCGAAGGAAAACTGACAGAGGCGGCAGGCGTTTACCTGACGGGGGGCGCAACGGCAGAGGCAACAGGCAGCGGCTATACAGAGTTTCTGGAGGCGGCGGAAAAAGAAGATTTTAATGTTCTGGCTTATAACGGCGAAGACGAAACAACGAAAAAACTGTTTGTGAACTTTACAAAGCGGATGCGGGAAGAAGAAGGCGTGAAGTTTGTGACAGTGCTGTATGACCATGGGGCGGCAGACCACGAAGGCGTGATCTCTGTAGGGACTGCGAAGGAGATGGTTTACTGGACAGCAGGGGCAACGGCAGGGGCCGAAGTGAATGAAAGCCTGACCAATGTGGTCTATGACGGGGAATATGCCGTGGATGCAAAGATGAAGAAAAGCGAGTATATCAAAGGCATTGAAAACGGGCAGTTCCTGTTTTACGAAGAAGGCGGCGAAGTTCGGGTGCTGCGGGATATCAACAGTTTTGTTTCCTTTACAGCGGCGAAAAACAGTGATTTTTCCAGCAACAGAGTGGTTCGTGTGCTGGACAGCATTGCCAATGATGTGGCAAATATCTTCAGTAAGTTCTATCTGGGGAAACAGAGCAACAATGCCAATGGCAGAAACCTGCTGAAGGCAGAGATCCTGGCATACCATGAAGAGCTGATGAAAATTGAGGCTATTGAAACCATGACAGCGGATGATATTACAGTGGAAAAAGGCAAAGAAAAACAGGATGTGGTGGTTTATGAAAGCGTACAGCCTGTGGATGCCATGGAAAAACTGTATATGAAAGTGGAAGTTGTGTAAGGAGGTGCGACATGGGTTATCTGAGAGCGAAGGACACCGTGAATGGTGCGCTGGGCACCTGCTTTGCCATCATTGACGGAAAAAGATATGAACTGATGCAGGTAAAAAATGTACAGGCAAAAGTAAAAAAGGTAAGAACGGCCATCCCTATCCTGGGGCTGACGGCAAAGCAGCAGAAAAGCGGCGGCTGGGAAGGTACAGGGACTATGACGGTGTATTATGTGAGCAGTCTGTTTAGAAAAGTGATGGTGGACTACATGAAAAACGGTGTGGACACTTACTTTGAGCTGATGCTGACAAACGAAGACCCTACGGGGGATAGCGGCAGACAGACGGTGCTTCTGAAAGATGTGAACATTGAAGAAATGCTGATCGGGAAACTGGATGTGGACGAAGCAGCGATGGATGAGGAAATGAAGTTCACTTTTGGCGGTGTGGAACTGCTGGATCAGTTTAATGAAGTCTAAATTTTGAATTGCAGGGAGGGTTTTATGGGACAGGAATGTTTTTACAGGGAAAACAGGAAGGACAGGGGCGAAAGAGAAGTCCTTCTGACGGAAAGGCTGACGGCGGATGGGGGACAGATGCTGTTTCGCATCCGCCCCATGAGTCAGAGAGAAAATGAGGAGATCTGGAAGAGAAGCGGCGAGGATGAAAGACGGTATGAAAGCATGGTGCTGGCGGAAAGTGTGGTTTTTCCTGATTTGAGAGATGCCGCACTGCAGGACAGTTATGGTGTGGCAGGGGCAGAACGGCTTCTGGGGAAACTGCTTCTGGCAGGAGAATATGACCGGCTGAGAAGGGCTGTGGAGGAGATCAACGGAGGTGAAGGCGGATGTATCGACTATATTTGAAGCAGGATGGGAAGCAGGTGCTTCTGCCTGTGACTCCTGCGGAAATAGAGATGAAAACAGGGAACAGAAACAAGGTGGTTTATATCCTGAATTTCGGGGAGATGAATCTGGCGAAGAAAACGGGACTGCAGGAAATTCGATTTACACTGCTTTTGCCGGGAAAAAGATATCCCTTTGTGCAGACGGAAGGAGGGTTCCATGAGCCTGAATATTACCTGAATTTTTTCAGAGAATGCAAGACGGCGGCAAAGCCTGTGCAGCTGATCCTGTTCAGAAGGATGGCGGACGGGAAACAGATCTTCAGCGGAAACATGGAGGTTTTGCTGGAGGATTATACGGTAACGGAAAAAGGCGGCGAGCAGGGGGACTTCTGGGTGGAGATGCACTGGAAGGAGTGGAAGGCTGCGAAAAGCATCCGTTACAATATCAAAAAGCAGGACAGCGGCAATGTGCTGGTGGAGCAGGGACAGGAACGGCAGGCAAAAACACCTGCGTCGACATATACGGTAAAACAGGGAGACTGTCTGTGGAATATTGCAAAGAGAGAACTGGGCGACGGCACGAGATATAAGGAAATAGCAAAGAAGAATGGTATCAGTGACCCGAACAGAATTTATGTGGGGCAGGTGCTGAAACTGTAAAAAAATGAAAGGGGAGAAGGGGATGGAGATCAAGTTATTGCTGCAGCACGGCAGTCAGGTATATGATGCAACGCCTATACTGGAGGGCGGCGTGGAATGGTATGCCAGCATTAAAGGAAAGGCAGGCAGACTGAAATTCAAGGTGGTCAGGGACGGCATTGTGAATTTTGTGGAAGGGGACAAAGTGACTCTGTATGTGAAC